GCGGCGACGAATCGCACCGCGTCCTCGACCGTCAGCCTGTCCAGGATGTAGTCAGGCGTCCAGCCGTAGATCATACCGAGCGCGGCGACTAACTCGATAAGACCGTCGGGTTTTTTTCCGCGTCCGTGACGGCCTTGAACTCCGCGGCCCGCCGGTTCACGTACGCCATGACGAAGGCGAGCGCGGGGATCACCTCGTCGAAGGCGTCGAGGTCCAGGAGGAAGTCCTTGGTCACGGCCTCGTTCTTGGGCTCGCACACGAGCGCGACGGCGGTTAACGTCTTCTCGTAGTTCCCCATCCCGAGGTTCTCGGCGTCCGTCCCGACGAGGTCGAGCACCTTGATGAGCGTCCTCATGGGGATCCGCGTGATGTCGACCTCCTCGCCGCCGATGATGAGCGCGACCTTCTCGCGCTCCTTCGGCTCGAAGACGGTGGGGGTGGCGGTATCCGCCATATCACCACACCACCGACTGTTCGTCCTTGATCTGGAAGAGCTGGTACCCGGACGCGAGGGTCGTGTCCTTGATGGCCTTGAACGCGAACGGGCTCCCCAGGGGTTTCAGGTTGCCGTCCTTCCCGTACGTCCACGAGAGATCCCCTTCGATCGTTGCCTTGTGGCACACGACGATGAACTGTTTGGTGTCGCTCGGCCGGGTGTTGGTGAGGCGGATCTTCAGGAAGTCGAGCGCCGTGATCCCGCCGACGTCGATCGTCTTCGATGCCGCCGGGGTGTAGGTGTAGTTCACGAAGACGGTCGCGCCCGTGGCGATGTCCGAGTCGGCCATCCGGACGATCGTGGTGTACCCGTCACCGTCGACGGCGATCGCGTAGTCAGACGACGACGAGCCGACCGCGGCCCGGGTGTAGGTCGTGCCCCCGCCGGACTCCGACCTGACCGTGATGGTCGCGACCTCGGTCCCGTCGCCGTTCTTGTGCGCGAGGCGCTGGGAGACCACGCCCGTCAGGGTGATCGCCTCGTTCGTGACGGCGACCGGGTCGGTCGTGACCGTGCCGAGGTTCGCCATGCCGCCCAAGACTTTTTTGATGTTCTCGGCGGAGAGCTCGTACCAGGTGCCGGAGATGGTGGCCTCGTCGGCGTTCGCGTACTTCTTCCAGACCTCCGTGTTATCAAATTCAATTACTTCAAATTTGGGCTTGAAGTTGAATTTGATGCCGTCGGCGGCGCCGATGTTGGAATACACGCCCGTCGTGTAGGGGGCGATCTCGATTTTTGCCGACCCGAAAAGGATCGCGTTGTCATTCTGAACAGTGGTCTGTGCCATGGTGGTTACCTCTTCTTAACGTGGAGGACGTGGACGTCCTGGTCCTGGCGATAGCCGAAGACCGTGTCGTGGTCCTCCCGGTCGTCGGCGAGCGTGATCGCCTCGATCCGGTCGGTCGCGGACACGATCCCCGTCCCGCGGTCCTCCACCGCGGAACGGATCGCGTTGCGGACGGCTAACGCGCCGTCGGACGTGGTCGCATAGGCGGAGAGTTGGACGAGCGCGGGCCCGTGGTGGCCCCAGATCTCGGGGTCGGCGATCACCTGGTACACCAGGAACGGCTTCGCGGGCGAGCCCGGCGGCACCAGGTGGTAGACGTTCGTCGTGACGTTGTCCTTGAGCCAGGTGACGAGGAGCGCTCTCCAGTCGGTCGAGACCATCAGGCCCCTCCGGCGAGCGCGTGCTGGGTGATGATCTGGGCCGAGAGCACGACGGCCTCCCGGGACTCCTCCCGGACGGCGCCGGACTCGAAGGCCGGCCGGAGGAAGGGATACGCCGGGCGGAAGTTGCCCGTTATCTGGCCCCCGCCGTACTTGTGGAGCGCGACCTTCGCGGCGGCCGAGATCCGCCCGGCCCCGCCGAACTCGATAATGGGGGCGTAATTGAGGTTCGTCCCGACGAAGACCGCGGCCCCGGTCGCGGAGCGCTCCGGCATGGCGATCTCGCCGTACTCGAAGAGGTCCGCGTTAAGCCGGGTGTCCGGCGTGAGGTCCGCGTGCCCGCCGATGTGGATCGACCTCGCGAGCGTCCCGGTCTTCTTCCGCACGATGATCTTGGCATAGTTCGCGATCGGAAGCGCGCCGGCGCACGCGATCGTCTCGGCCTCACGTACGAGAGCGTCGTAGATGCGATCGAGGGTCGCCCCGTCGCCCTTCGCCACCAGCGAGATCGTGAAGCCGGACATGGGACGCTCAGAGCCCCCCGATCACGGCCGCGACGTCGAGACCCCGCCCCAGGAGTATCCCGATGAGGATCAAGACGAGGATCCATACCCCGCGGTCGAGCTTGTCAGTCAGGGCGTTAACCTTCTTGTCGGTGCTATCGACCTTCTTGTAGACGGCGTCGATCTGCTTGGTCAGGGTCTCGATCACCCCCTCGATGGTCGAGAATCGATTGTTGATGAGGGTCCGGTGGTGGTAGCACTCGGCGTGCGTGACCGGCGTGGTGTCGGTGAGCTCCTCGGCGGCGTCGTCGGGCATCAGACGACCTCGCGCATAACCAGGTGCGTGAACGGCGAGCCCGGGGGCGAGTCGTACGCGACGACCCCGTGGTTCCGGCTCTGGTAGACGACCCGGTGCTTGTCCGTGACGGCCGGGTAATACCCCTTGAGGATCACGTTGTAGGTCGAGACCTGGACCATAACGCCGTCCTTCTCGACCTCGACCGTGCCCTCGTGCCGGACGATCGCGTCGACCGCGGAGCATCCCGTGACGGTCTTGAACGATGTCGAGACGTCCCCGTGCTCGTTCACGGTCTCGGTCGGCTCCTGGAGCGCGACGGTCGTATGCCACCGGCCGGCGAGCCCGACGGTGAGCCAGTTGGACGGGATGAGGGGACGCGAGGAGGCCATCAGTCGGTGCCTCCGATCTGCGTGTCGGTGAATTGGTCCACGGCCGCCGAAGCGACCCCGACCCATTCACCGCCCGCCGTGCCGGCCGACCCGATCCGGGCCCGGTATTTCTCGGCCTTCGCGCTGAAGTATTGGCCGACGGCGACCCCGTTCGTCGAGACGCCGTTCGCCGAGATCACTTTCCCAGCGAGCGCCTCGTCGTTCGCGAGCACGTCGCACGCGGCCGCGGCGCCCCCGTAGACGTCCCCGCCTTCGAGGGCCAGGAGGGCCGTGATCTCCTCGTCCGTAAACGCGGCGCCCGTTTGGACGCGGTCGGGGACGAGCAACCGCACCTTTCCGATGTCGTTCGTCAGGGTGTACGTGTAGACCACGGCCAGACCCCCTCAGATCGCCGTGTACCAGAAGTAGGCGTCGCCCGCGAGGGCCTCGGCGTTCTGGGTCTTGATCTGGCCGTTGATGAAGTCCGTCGTGCCGCCCTTCTCGTCGAGCACGAAGACCTTGTCGCACGTCGTCTGGAAGATGCCCGGGGTCGTGATGTCGAGCTCGTTCCAGAGGTTGTTATTCGCGCTCGTCGCCTCGTCCCCGGTCCCGACGTTCATAACGGCGAGAGGCGTCCCACCGCCGGCCGTGATCCGGATCATGCCCTTGAAGACGATGATCTTCGTCGCCTCCGGGTTCTGGAAGCTGAAGGCCCATTCATCGGCGACCCCGGGGGTGAGCGCGACCTTCGCGCGCTGGAGGAAGGCCGGGGCGATCTTCGCGTTCGTGATCGCGTTGTCCGCGACCGTCAGGGCGCCCGTCGCGGCGAGCGTGGCGTCACCGGAGACCGGGACGCTCGCCAGGTCCGTCCCGTCGCCGACGAGGATCTGGCCGGCGGTCTTCGCGTCGAGCGCGGTGGGCCGGTTGCCGGCCGTGGCGCCGACGATGAGCGAGCCCTGGGCAAGGTCGGCCATCTTCGCGAGCGTGACCGCTTCGGCCGCGATCGTGACCGCACCCGTGGCGGCGATCGTGGCGTCGCCGGACATGGCGACACCCACGCCGGTCCCGGTCGCGTCGCCGACGATGATCTTCGCCTCGTCGACGAGGAGGGCGCCGGCCTGGACCGCGGCGAGCTCGTCGTCGATCTTCTTGAACTCGTCCGCGGTCTTGTCGGGGATCTTGCCCTTCCGGCTCCGGAACTCTTTTCTGGTTGGGGCGGTGTATGCCATCGCCTACACCTCAGATCCCGCTACCGTAGAGGAGCGCGTACGGTTCGCGCACCGCGGTCTTCCCTTCGTACCAGAACTGAAGGATCGTGTCGTGGCTCCCGTCCTCCTCGAACTGCTTGAAGTGGATCCCGAAGTTCGGGACCGTCTTCTCGACCCGCGTCCCGTTCTCGATCGTCGGGTAGGAGACCGACGCCGACCCGTATTTCGGATCTACGTAGTAGTGGTATTCGGCGCCCGGGTGCTCGCTGTCGACGCCGAGCACGTAGCCGTCGGCGAAGCCGGAACTGGCCTGGAGCTTGTGCACGTCGAGGTCGAGCGCGGGGATCCGGATCGTGTCGCGGTTCGGGCGTTCGGGCCGGCCGTACATCTCCCGGGTGACGCCCTGGACGTCGAGGCTGAAGAGATAGCTATTCAGCTCGTTCCAGCACGGCTTGAGCACGTAGGCGTCCGTGAGCTTGTACTCGTACCCGTCCCGGTCCATGTCCTGGCCGAGGGCCAGGAGGTCTTCGAGCGGGACACATTCCCCGTCCGACCACGCGACGGTCGGGTTGAAGTACGTGAACGACGTGGTCGCGCCGGCCGTCATGGCCGCGAGCATGGAGGCATTGAGGGCCTCCGCCATCCAGAAGCCGGCGCGCTCGTACGCGGCGCGGAGCTCGGGCTCGGCCCGGGACTCGTCCCGGATGAGGGCCCGCGAGAGGCGGATCGAGAAGCCCTTGGCGCTCGTGATGTCGGCGACCGTGGTCTTCCGGCTCCGGTCGATCTCCGGCAGGAAGGCGCCGTCCTCGAACGGGGCCGGGGTCTCCTTCTTCGCGTCCGCGCTCATTGTGGCGTCGCGCATGAAGACGAAGTGGTCCGTCTTCTCCTTGACGAACGGGATGAGGTCTAACATTGCGAGGCGCGGCTCCATGATCCGGTAGAGGACCGGGAGGGCGACGTCGGACTTCAGGTATCTGTCAGTAGTTCCGCTTACCATGATTCATGCCCCCGTGACCCAGTAGATCGCACCCGTGACGGCGACGAGGATGTTTGAGAGGTCGCCGGCCTGGCCCGCGGCGACGTAGTGGAGCGGGATCACGCCCGTCCCGTTGGCCGCGGCCTGGGTGAGGCAGAGCTTGTGCTCGCGAAGCGTGGCGGTGATATTCCCGTTGAGGGTCGCGCCCACGCCGATGATCGTGGCGTTCGAGCCGTTCTGGTAGACCTCGGCCTTCACGATCTGGTTGAGATACGGGAACTCGACGATCGCCCGCCGGTAGTACTTCCCCGCAAGGCGCTTGGCGAGCGAGTCGGCCGCGGCCGTGGTCGGCGGGGAGTTGACCGGGATGGTCGGGGTCGAGGTGATCCGGCCCCACGGAAGGCTCTCCGTGTTCTGGGGCGCCTCGACAGCCGGGATGCCGTCGAGCGCGGCGAAGGTGAAGTCGTTATCGTTCGCGATCGTGACGATGTCGCCCTCGTGGAGCTCCTCGGCCCAGGTGATCGTCGGGCTCTTCAGGCCGTCGGTGCCGTAGGCGGTTCCGACGGTCGGCGCCCCTTCCATCAGGGCGCACGTCTGTTTTACGCCGGTCGAGGGATACGACCCGGCGATGTTGGATCGGTTGTCGGTCATGGTGCTCTATCCCCTCCGCGGGGCCCGGATCCCGCCGGTGCGGTCCAGGAAGTCGCTGACGGCGCCGGTCGACCCGGACCCGCCGGGGACGCCGACGGGCGCGGCGCGTGCGGCCTCCGCGATGGTCGCGGCGTAGCTCTTCTCGGCCTCGATGGTCTCCGAGACGGCGGCCGTATAGGCGGCCTCGTCGAGGGCGTGGTCGTCGGTCATCGGCAGGGCCGTCCCCGCAACGAGGGCGCGGACGCGGGCCTCCACGGCCTCGTCGAGCTTCGCGGCGGCGATGCTCTCGGCGAGGATCTCCCGCGCGCGGAAGCCGGCGATCGTGGTCATGTGCTCGGCGATCGTGGCCTCGGCGGCGGCGTGAGCCTCCTCCAGGGTCGTGATCCGGGCGTCGCGCTCGGCGATCGCCTCCTCAAAGTTCGTGATCTCTTCGTCTACCATGTGCATCTCCTCCTCTTCGACGAGGACCGACCCGCCCGCGGCGGGCCTCGCGACCCAGTCGACGGTCACGGGCGGGAGCCCGTACTTCGCCGGGTCGTAGATCTCCTCGACGATCTTCCCCGTCCTCCCCTCGGCCGTCCCGGCGACCTCCCGGCCGCGGACGCGGTGCGAGAGGCCGATGGTCTCGGCGAGCTCCAGGATACGGTCGCGATACGTGGAGATCAACCGGGCCCGGGCATAGAGGCCCGCTCCGTTGGGTTTTCCCGTCTTCGGATTGATCGGGCCGACGGGGTCGAAGTGCGCTTCTTCACTCAGAACAGACGCGATCGCGTTCAAGTCGCCGCCGGGTTGTTCGCGTAATGCGTTCGGCCCGGGGTGGTTCCAGAGCATGTGCGTCCCCTTCCGGTAGATGGAGGCCGCGCGCGTCAGAACGCTCTCTGAATAATAGCGCTTGTTCTTCGACCAGCCGGCTTTAATCACGCAGACAGGGATGGTTCCGTCCGCCGCGATCTCGGCTTCGACGAGGGGCTGAAAGTCCTCCTGAATCAGGACTCCCGGGCCGTCACCACCTGGCGATTTCATCCGAGGAAGTCTCTCTGGTTACCCGACTTAAAACTATTGTAAAATCTAAGGGGGGTGGCGGGCCCGGAAGGGCCCCTCAGACTGAGTAATAGACCCGCACGCCGATGAAGTCCACCATGGCGATCGCCGTCCCGGCCTGGGTCACCGCGAGGGCCACCCCGAACTCCCCCGAGTTGATGTCGGCCGGCGTCCACGTCTCGCCCCACTTGGAGTTCGTGCCCCCGTGGCTCATGGGTTCGGCCGTGACCTCCCACCAGTTCCCGGCGTCGGCGAAGTTCGACGCCGAGAGCGACCCGTCGGCCTTGATGAGCTTGAGGACGGCATCGTCCACGACGTTCGTCCCGACGTCCTTCGCCGTGGCCTTGCAATAGACGATCACCTGAATCCCTGTGATCTTGGCCGTGCCCGGGATGTTGAACCGGAAGCCCTGGACCTTCAGGAGGTTGGTCTCCCCGGCGCCGGCCGCGGCCCGGCAATACCCGCCGTCCTGGTGGAGCACCTTCTGGGGCGCGTCCCACGCGATCGTCCCCGAGCTCGCGTCCGACCATGCCGCATACGGCGCCGTCGGGGTCGCCGTGCCCGTCACGGGCGGGGGAAAGAGGGTCGCGTCGTCGTTGGCCGTGGACACCAGGACCGACCCCGCCGACATGGGCTCGGGCCCGATGAACTCCAGCCGGGCCCCGAGGGTGCGCTCGCCGACCGATGCCGGGAGGTCGCAATCCATCGCCATGAGCCCGGCGTCGTCGCCGGAGGCCCACGAGCCCCCGACGGCCGCGCCACTCACCGCGGCCGGCGCGAGGAACCTGTCACAGCAATAGGTCGAGGCCGACCCCCCGGTCACCGACCCCGGGAGGAGGAGGAGCCGGGTGAGCCCCTCGAAGAGGAGGTCCGAGACATGCCCGTCATCATGGGGAAGCTTGGACGCGGGGAGCTCGAACGGCCTGGCGTCGCCGGTCGTGAGCGCGACCGTTCCTTCGCGCGGGACGATATAGGCGTTCGCGTACGCGTCCGCCTGGAGCCCGTCGACGTATGTCGAGACGTTCCCCCAGGGGTTTTCGATCCCCCGCCAGACGATCGCCGCCTCGCCATCGACCCCGGCCCCCTTCCCGGTGCCGTTGGTCGCGATCGCCGCGTCCGCCCCGCCGTAGCCCGTGAGCCGGCCGGCGTACCCGGTCCCGGCCGCGAGGTCGACCACCCCGCGACCGAGCGCAGTCTGGAGATCCCAGGTCTGATACTCGATCGCCATCAGGAGGTGCCAGGCCCGGTTGGTCCAGATGTTTTCCAGGCCCCACCCGGGCCCGATGGCGTCCGCGTACCCGCGGGCGTCGTCCTCGTCGAGGTAGAGCCCGACCGCGGCCCCGCCGACCGTCATGCAGTTCGCGCCCGAGGCCGAGCCGTTCAGGTTCTCGCTCCCGAACGTGCCCGAGACCTGGCGGAGGATGAGCGTGCCGGCCGCGTCTCCGCCGGCCCACGTCCCCGACGTGAGGTTGTAGTCGACGAGGACCGCGGTCACGGCCGAGGTCGCGCCCGTCAGGGTCTCGCCGACGGTTGGCGCGCTCGGCCCTCCGGACGTGAAGGCGAGCGCCCGGATCGACCCATTGCCCGTGGCCGGTTGGGCGCCGGAGAATGAATGGAGGGCCAGGACGGTCGAGGCGTGGGCCGGGTAGTCGCGATAGGCGAGCGCTGCCTCGTAGGCCCCCACATAGATGAAGTCCCGCTCGACCCCGCCGCGCTGGCGGAAGGCCGGGTGGACCTCGAAGCCCGACTGGGGGACGGACGAGACCCACCAGCTATAGACCCCGGTCGCCGTGCGTTCGGCGCGGACCCAGAACTTCGGGATCTCCACCATGACGCGCCCCGCGCTCCCGTCGAGCGTGAGCCCGTCCCCGCGGGCGTTCGTCCCGCGCGTGACGGCCCCGTTCGCCGAGACCGTGACCCGCCGGATGTTGCCCCAGAGCATGTGGTTATCAAAACTATCGAACGGGAGCGAGGGGATCGCGTTCCCCTTGTCGTCGATCAGGACGAGGTCGGTGTGGTTCGTGCCGCCGGCCCCCCGGTCCCACCGGACGCCGATCACCTGTTTCTCCATCAGATACCGGATGTTCTCGGCGAAGGCGATGTCGTCGAGGGCGCAATCGCCCCGGTAGACGGCGATCCCCGCGTCGTGCGCGACCGGGGCCCCGAGGGCCCCGTTGAGCGAGACGCCCCGCGTCAGGGTGTAGAGCGAGGTCGCGTCCATCGACTCATATCGAACAATCTCGTATTTGCCGGCGTCGTTGATGATGCAGACGTTCGGCGCGGGCGGAAGCCAGGCGGTCGTCGTCAGGTGCATCTCGGCCACTTCGCCGATGGCGAGGGGCTGGGTCAGATAGGCGTCGGGCGAAAATTCGGCCGGCGGGAGCATTTCACGAACCATTCACATAAACCTCTTGGAGGAGCGCCGCCGGGACGTGCACCGTATGGCGGAGGGTCTTGGACTCGGCCGTGGTCTCGATCACGACCCCGGCATAGGAGACGCGCGATCGCCCGTCGTCCCCGTCGGCCGTTGGGAAGAGGCGCGTGGCCCCGAGCCGGACGGGGAGGAGGCCGGCGAGCTCGGGGTCGGTCCCCCGGAGCCGGGCCTCGTACTCGACCTCCGCGGTCGCGTCGTTCACCGTGACCGTGACCCGGGGGTCCGCCTGGGTGTCGAGCCGGGCGACCTCGTTCATATCGACGTCGTAGACGGCGAGATAGCGCCAGCGTTCGGCGACCCGGGCCCGAAGCCATCGGTACCCGGCTGGGTCAAGCTCGTGCGTCATGGGTCAGTCCGAGAGCCCAACGAAGGGGAGGTCCGGGTCGGGCTCGTCGGGAGGCATGTCCGCGCGCCGGGTGATCGTCGGTTGGCCCCGGGCCAGGTGCTTCTCCCACGGCCACCCGGGCCAGTCGTCGGCGGCCATCAGAGCCACCCCTTCGTCTTCGCGTACCCGGCGATGATGAGTGCGAGGCCGGCGCCGACCTTCAGGGCGTGCTCCTTCAGGAAGCCGCCGAGGCGCTCCAGGGCCGAGTCCGCGGTCCACCCGATCGTCCACCCCCAGTTATAATAATGGTATTCGCCGAGGATCGCGTCCCGCACGGCCTGGGGATACCATACCGGGATTAAGTTCACGTCGAACTTGAGCGCGGGGTCGTCCGCCGTCCACCCGGCCGTAAAGCCGTAGGTCATGGCGTGCCACTCGTTTCCCTCGGGATCGTTGCAGAACTCCGCCGCGAGCCCCATCCCATTCTTGAGCGCGGCCTCCACGACCGCGATCGCCGACTCGTTTGCCATCTCTCTCTTCCCTCCTTACGCTAAAATTTCAACCCTCCCTATTTAATGATAGCGTAAAATTCGACGGGTGCCGGGTTCGGGGACCGGGCGAGCATCTCCCGGGCCCGTTTCGTTGCCACCCGGTAAATCGTAGTACACCGGCACGCGATGTGGAAAGGAGAGCGCTGGTGCTCGACGTTGTCCTTCTGAAGGTGGGTTGTGAAGGGTTGGTCGAGGGGGATCCACTTCTGCGCCTCCTTTGCCAGACATTCAGCGTCGACCCGGTCGTCTCCCACGGTGATCGACGACTTCTCAATGGGGATCCCCTTCTTCGCGATGGTGTCCGCGACCTCGCGGCCCGCGGCCTCGTAGGCGGTGGCGGTCTCGTACGTGGCGATGAGCTCGGCCCGGTTGCGGAGGTGATGCTGGGGGACCGGGGTGCCGAACGCGGCATATCTCGAAACCATGCGGGCCGCGATCTCCGTGTAAGAGGCGCCCTCATAGAGCCCTTGATAGACGATCCCCTTCATGATCTTCAGGGTCGTGGCGTCGATCTTCTTGATCTCGTTGAGACAGTAGGTCTTGAGGTATCTCTGGGCCGCCGGGTTGCGAAGGGAGAAGCTCATGGCGTACCCAAAATCGAGGAGCCGGTGCTTGATGGCGCCCTCCATGGCCATCATCAGGATCTCGCGCATGGCGTCGGCCGTATCGACCGCGAACTCGTCGAAGATCGTGATCATGAGCCCCGCGACGGCGTCCCCGAGCCCCTCGCGACAGACGGACTCGTTGAGGTGTGCGCCCCGTTCGCGGAGTTTTCGCTCCAGGACGGTCTTCTGATTATCGAAGTGCACGCCGGCCACCCGGGCCATGCGCGACCGGAGCGGGGCGAGGAAGAGCTCGCGCCGGGCCACCTCGACCCGGACGAGGGCTTCGGCCGCGGCCTCCGCGAGGGCGAGGGTCACGCTTCGGCCTCCGTGAATTGGTCGAGGGTGGCGATGCTCTGAAGGGGCGCGAGTCTCTTTTCGATGAGCGCGACGTACTCGGGATTGAGCTCGATCCCGAGGAAGTTCCGCGCCTCTTCGAGCGCGACCAGTCCGGTAGTGCCGGCACCGGCGAACGGGTCGAGGACCACGCCGCCGACCGGGCATCCCGCGCGGACGCACGGCCGGATCAGGTCTGGGGGGAACGTCGC